GGGTAACCCGAAGAGACGCACCGTGTATAGTCTGGTTGGCGCCGGGCCACACGATGCGTTTGGCGTGCACAACGCAAGTTTGACGAATCTGCGAAGAGGGGTGATTGAACGCGTGTTCCTTGTAGACTATGGCAAGGGGCTCGTGCCGCCCATCCGACCAGACCCGGCGGAGTTTCGGTTGATGATCAAACCAGCTGAACGCTACATCAAGAGGCATGCAATGTTTCTCGGCCCGCTCACCCATACTCAATTCATTGAAAAGTATGCTGGTGACGCCCGGAAGCAAGCACGCTACCGTGATGCTAGCGCTTCACTTGCACGGCAACCTGTTTGTCGTCAAGATGCAGAGATTAAGACCTTCACGAAAGCTGAGAAGACCAACTTCACAGCCAAGTGTGACCCTGCACCACGTGTCATCTCGCCTAGAGACACGAGGTTCAATCTGGCGTTAGGAGTATATATCAAGCCCATCGAGGGTGTCTTGTACAAGGTGTTGAATGACATGTTTGGTGGTCCGACAGTAATGAAGGGCATGAACATGTCAGAGGTGGGAGAGTGTGTGGCGGATGCATGGAATTGTTTTTCACACCCAGTAGCAGTGGGTGGAGATGCGAAACGGTTCGATCAGCATACCGGCCCTGAGGCCTTGAAGTTTGAGGCCAGGATTTACCAGCGGTTTTTCACAGGGCAAGATTTGGAGGAGATTAGACGTCTGCTGCAGTGGCAGCGGAAGAGTGTGTGCAGAGGGTTTGTGCCTGAGGGGTCAGTCAAGTTTGACTTTGACATCCGGGCGAGTGGCGATATGAACACGGGTCTTGGGACGTGCTTAATTGCATGTTCCACCCTGTATTCGTATTGTCAGCTCGTTGACCTCAACTGCAGGCTAATAGACAACGGGGACGACTTTGTCGTCATCTGTGAACAAGCCGATTTGCACAAGCTGGATGGGCTTCACGACTTTTGTCTCAAGCTTGGGTACTTCATGGTGATGGAGGATCCCGTGTTTGAGCTGGAGAAAATGGAGTTCTGCCAAACCCACCCCGTGTGGGATGGCGAAGGTTACCGTATGGTGCGCAATTATCCGTCAGCTATAGGCAAGGACATGGTGAGTGTGCTACCGTTGACCGACACAAAGTCGTGGTCCAAATGGGCTAACGATGTCGGTCAGTGCGGTATGGCCCTTAACTCGGGCATACCTATCCTACAATCATTCTATGAATGTCTCGGCAGGTCTGGGAGCGGCTCATTTGGGCTGCATCCCTGGTCGAGGTACTCTGGTTCATTCTTGGCTTCTCGAGGCATGGATGCAAGCAAGCGTAAAATTTCGCAGCGGGCGCGCTACAGCTTTTACCTTGCGTTTGATGTGTCCCCTGCTGAACAGGAGCATATAGAGGAGTACTACGAAAGACACGACTATGATCTTAGTTGTGTCGACCTGCAGGGATATTCACTACAATTTCTCAACAAGCCCACACACACACACTACCAAACACACTTCGACAAGTAACACCCAAGAAAGGTCAAGATGACGAAGAAACAACAAAAGAAAGGAAAGAGACAAAGCTCCAAACCAGCTAGCTTGCGCTATGGGTTGCCAGCCAGCAGTCAACGCGCAGTACTTGGAGCAATCCAAAATGGGAAGCATGCGAAGGTTTGTGCACTCACAAACCCGTTTTGCCAGTCAGCTAAGGGGGCCCGTGTCCCCGACGATGACTCGGCGTTTAGCACGTCTTTCCAGCTACGCACGACTGTCAACCTATCGACGATCGGCACTCAAGCATCCATCAGTGTCAGAGCAGACCCTTCGGAATTGTACCGACAGGGTGCTACCTACACTGGCACGACGGTGGATACTTGGGGGTCGTATAATGCATTCGCAGACTACACAGACTTCGCAGCCCAATTTGACAAGTACCGGATTGTATCATTCGGAGTTCGCTTCTATCCCAC